CCTGCGTGGAATGGTACTCGGTTTGCGCTGTCTAAACAGTCGCGTGGTGCGCTGGGCAATGGTCTGTATGCGTACAAGCGGGAAATTTACTCGTCGTCTGACGGTGCAAACTGGACGCTGCGCTATCAATCACAGCAGCAGAATGCTGGGCTGTCAGACAATTTTGACGGCTCGCTGCCACTGCAGGTAGTTGGCGGCACGTTTGTTCTCTTGAATAGCGTCGGCTCATCCACGCTCGTCAGCACGGACGGGATCAACTGGACGGTAGGGAGCGCCGACTCTGTAAGTTCGTCTGCGGCGTCAAACGGCTCTAGGCTCGTTGCCGCCAGAGGAATTTCGGAAGTCAAATACACAACCAACGGCACGACGTGGGCGACTGCTTCCACTCCTGTTGCTGTTAATCGCGTGAGCTACGCGGCCGGTCAGTTCTGGGCGTTTAACCTGGCGACGTCTGGTACTGACGTTTGCTGGAGTACAAACGGAATATCGTGGCAGCTTGGCACGTTGCCGACGTCAAAAACGTGGGGCGGTGCTGTTTCCGGCGGCAGCAACGTCGCCTTGTTGTATGACTGGACTCTTGCAGGCCAGTACCAGTACCAGAGGCCGTCAGTGTTTGTCAGGGCGACACAAACCACGGCATACGCCTCGGCCAACCTCACAGTATCCGCCAGCGTCTCCGGTGGTGCTGCGGTCGCGTACCAGTGGCAGTCGTCTACCGACGCTGGCACGACCTGGACGAACGTCAGCAACGCCACCAGTACGACGCTCTCGCTCACGGGCCTGACTACGGCGAACAACGGCACGCGGTACAGAGCGGCAGCGTCGGCCACTGGTGCCACGACCGTCACTAGCCAATCGGCAACTCTCACAGTTACGGGGTGATAGATGGCAAATAAGATCAAGCCGAAGCGCAGCTACACCGCGTCAAGCGTTCCGCTCACAAGCGACCTGGACACGCACGAGCTGGCGATCAACTGGGTGGACGGCAAGGCGTTCACCAAGAACGCCGCAGGCAACATCGTGAGCGTGACGCTGGGCGGTGGCGGAGGATCTGGCAGCGTCGTCACTGCTGCGTCCGTCTCTGCGTTTCCTGCGACCGGCTCGGCGTCGAATCTCTACATCACTACAGAGGATCAGCGTATCTGGCGGTGGGACTCTACGGCTGGAATCTACGTTGAGTCGGGGCCGATTGGCGGCGGAAGTGACGGGACAGACACGGTGCTGCGAGCCTTGTTCGTTCCCGGCGCGCCAACGAGCGTCACGGCCTCGGCTGGCAATGCACAGGCGAGCGTATCGTGGACGGCACCGACTGGCGTGATAACGCAGGCACCGATCACTGACTATTTCGTTCAGTTTAGCAGCAACTCGGGGTCGTCGTGGACAACGTTCTCTGACGGCACGGCGACCGCAACGAGTGCAACCGTGACTGGGTTGACCAACGGCACGGCGTACACGTTCCGCGTTGCGGCCGTGAATGGCGTTGGCACTGGAGCTTATTCGACAGCAAGCAGTGCGGTGACGCCTGAAACTGATTCTGAGTTTAGCAGCGTGTCGCTGTTGTTGCACATGGACGGCACAGGCAGCACGTTTGTTGATTCAAGCGGCACGCCAAAAACAATTACCGCAAACGGTAACGCTACGCAGACCACGGACCAAAGCCAATTTGGCGGCAAGAGTGCAGTGTTTGACGGCAGTGGGGACTGGATCAACACAAACACAAGCGACGGTCTGACCTTTGGTACAGGTGACTTTACGATTGAGTTCTGGGCGCGGCCGACAGGATCGCAACCATCTAATCCTCGCATCATTGGTAACCTGTCCGCCAATGCTTTTTCCACGGGCGACTGGGTGTTAACCCAAAACCTTAATTGTGGTTTTTATGCGTATAACTACCAATCTGGCGGCAGCCCGATTGTCTCTCTTGGATCGTCGCTGACAAACGATACATGGGCACACGTTGCCATTGTGCGTAGCGGAAGCAGTTGGAGTATGTACAAAGACGGTGCTCGCGTCTCCACAAATACGTGGAGCGGGTCGCTCGATAATGGCACGCGGCGGCTTGTTGTCGGGTCGTCAGGAAATACAGGAGAGGCGTGGACCGGCTACATTGACGAACTCCGAGTTACAAAAGTGGCACGTTACGCAGGCTCCACCATCACCGTGCGGACGGCAGCGTTCCCTGGCTTATGACCGACCACGAAACCATCACAGTCGCTGTTTACTAAGGACTCTCTGATGCCTATCTCATTCCCAGCGTCACCGACGACCAACCAAACCTATCAATACGGCAACCGTACCTATCGCTGGACAGGCACGGCGTGGGAGTTCGTGTCTAGCAGCGGCTCCGACTCTCGCTGGGATTTGTTTCTGCCGCCTGCACCGACGAGCGTCACGGCCACGTTTGGCAACGCGCAGGCGACCGTGTCGTGGACGGCACCGACAGTGCTGGCTCAGACGCCGATCACTGATTACACGGTGCAATACAGCAGCAACAGTGGCTCGTCGTGGACGACGTTCTCCCGGTCGGCATCGACGGCGACGAGTGCCACTGTGACCGGGTTGACCAACGGCACGGCGTATGTTTTTCGGGTGTCGGCAGCCAATGGCGTTGGCAGTGGAGCCTATTCGACCGCCAGTGGTGCGGTGACGCCTTCGGTAAGCGATCCGCTGTTTGCAAGCGTGCAGCTTCTGCTTCGTGGCGACAGTTCAATTGCGGATGCAAGCGCATACTCTCGCAGCGTGACGGTAAGCGGCAGCCCGGCAGTCAGCACGGCGCAAAAGAAGTGGGGCGCGGGGTCAATCGCGTTTAATGGTGCGGCAGGATATGTCGTGGCGGCAGCAAACTCGGCATACAACCTCGGCTCTGGAGACTGGGTTATCGAGGCCTGGGTGTACTTTAACTCTGTCAATTCCGACCAGCGAGTAGCAGGAGGTGACATTCCAAGCCAGTCCGGCAATTACAACTGGGCGTGGTATACGACTGTCAGTGGTCGACTGGACTACTACCTCTCCACCAATGGGAGCACTTTTAGTCTTGCCCAGGCTGTTCAGTTTGGAAGCATTGCCACCAACCAGTGGTATCACGTTGCATTAGTGCGAAACGGTAGCACCGTGACGCCGTACCTCAACGGAACTGCTGGGACAACGTCCAGCGTAGGCTCTAGCAGTATCTACAACAACACGAACAATGGCCCATTTATCGGCGCGCAAACAACCTCGTATTTCAACGGGTTCGTTGACGATTTTAGATTCACAGTCGGCAGCAATCGCGGCTACACAGGCTCCACAATCACCGTCCCCACGGCAGCGTTCCCCGGCCAATGACCGACCACGAAACCATCACCGTCGCCCTCGCCTACGCGGCACTCGCGCTCGTGGGGCCGTTCGTCCTCGCGCGGCTCCTGCGCTGGGCCGAGAGCGACGACGCGGCGAACCTTGCGACTGAGATCGGCTATGCGATTGAGGGGGTGGTGAGATGAGCGACATCAACGCGACCGTCACGTCGCAGCCGATCTCTGCCACCGTCACCACGGCCGGCGTGTCGGCCACCGTGGCCAGCTCGACGGCGATGGTGACCATCGCCGGCGGGGTTGGGCCGCAGGGACCGGCAGGTGCTGCCGGCGGCCTGCTTGAGCAGTTGTCAAACATACAGATCGTGTCGGCCCAGCCGGGCGACGTGTTGCAATATGGCGGAGCAAACAAGTGGCAGAACAACCCGATACTCGACGGAGGTAATTTCTGATGGCCAGTCCTTTTCGTGTTCGACGACGAGCTACAGGCGGCGCAAGCGGAGCTCCCAGCTCGCTGCTTCAGTCCGAGCTCGCATACTCGGAAGTCGATCAAATTTTGTACATCGGTCAGGGCTCCGGCGGATCTGCCACGGTGGTGGCGATTGCCGGCCCTGGCAGCTACGCCACGAAGGCGTACGTCACGAGTGCCGTCGCGGCCGTCGATGTGTCGTCACAGCTTGCAAGCTATGTGACGAGCTCGACGGCCACGGCCACGTACGCCCCCAAGGCTTCGCCAGCCCTCACAGGGACGCCAACGGCACCGACGGCGGCCTCCGGCACGAACAGCACGCAGATCGCCACCACGGCCTTTGTGTCCACGGCGGTGGCCAACGTGATTAACTCCGCCCCTGGAGCCCTTGACACGCTGGCCGAGCTCGCGGCGGCGATGAACAACGACGCCAGCTTCAGCGTCACCGTGACCAACAGCCTGGCCGGCAAGCTGACGGCGTCGAGCAACCTATCGGATCTCGGCTCTGCCGCCACGGCCAGGACAAATCTAGGGCTGGGCTCTATGAGCCAGCAAAGCTCTAGCAGCGTGAACATTACCGGCGGCTCGATTGATGGCGTTACCTTGGATGGGGGGAGCTATTGAAATGTCATCGTATGACCAACTACCCGGCCCTATGAACTTGCGATGGAGGGCGGGCGACTCGTTTTCGTCGCTGCTCGATTTTGACATTGCCCTGACCGGCTACACAGCGTCGGCCATCGTCACATCGACCGTTACCGGCGCCACGCTGGCGACATTTACGACGACGGTGGCGGATGCGGCGGCTGGGAAGATCAATGTCGCGCTCTCCAGCGCCCAGACGTCCACGCTGGGCGTGGGAACTTATGGTTGGTCTCTCACGTGGGTGGCGCCGGGCAGCGTCACGCGTACCGCTCTCGAAGGATATGTCGACGCGACCATCTAGCCGGAGGCGACGATGGCAAAGAAGGCGAAGCGATTCTGGGTGGGCAGCCCCGACGGGTTTGGCCAGCCAGACGACGACCAGGTCGAGGGCTCGCTGAGCCCAGACGAAGACGGCCACGTCTACGTGCGGAAGCCGGCGGACGACAAAACACCACGGAGGGCGGAGCGTGCCAGCACCAAAGACAAGCCCAAGAAGCCGCGGAAGTCTTGACGCCATCGGCCAGGTGGCCCTTGATCTGATCAAGCGGTTTCCCGATCACCCGGCACGGTCGATCGCCCGGAAGCTGGTTGAGGAGACGGGCGGAGCCCTTACGCTGGAGCAGGCTAGGACGAGGGTCCGGTCTCTTTTGGGCCAGTGCGGAAAGGATGAGCGGAGCAGGCCAGACCGCGGCGTGCGTCGAGCAGCTCGAGCACCAGGCCAAGGCGTGGAGATGCCGACGAGCCAGGCCGTGCCGTGGACGACCTACGACATGGCCACCGTTGGCAAGATCGGCATCCTGAGCGACATCCACTGCCCCTACCACGACGACGTTGCCCTCCGGGCCGCGGTCGATCACCTGCACGAGCACAAGATCGACGCGCTGCTGCTCAACGGAGACTTTGCCGACTTCTACTCAATCAGCAGGCACGAGAAGAATCCGCGGTACAGAAACTTCCTGGCCGAGATCGAGCAGGTGCAGCAGCTCCTCCGATGGTTCCGCGATCAGTTCCCAGGCATCAGAATAGTGGCGAAGCAGGGCAACCATGAGGAGAGGTGGAACGCGTGGCTGTACCAGCACGCCCCAGAGCTCTCGACGTCGCCCATCATGGGCCTCGACAACTGGCTGGCCCTCAAAGAGGTCGACATCGACCTGGTGGGCGACAAGCGAATTATCATGGCCGGCGGGCTTCCGATTCTCCACGGTCACGAGAAGGGCAACGGAATCTCGTCTCCCGTCAATCAGGCCCGCGGGGCGTACATGCGTCTGCATCACACGGTGCTTGAGGGGCACGGGCACAGGACGTCGATTCACAGCGAGCCCGACATGATGGGCAAGGAGACGGTTTGTTTCTCGACAGGCTGCCTGTGCGATTTAAGGCCCCAGTATGCGGTTTTGAACAAATGGAATCACGGCGGGGCCGTCGTCCAGGTCAACCAGGCCGGCGAGTTCAACGTCGAAAACTTCCGCATTGCGTCGGGCAAGGTGCGAACGTCATGACGCACAGCCTGACGGATGACGATCTTCAGCAAGCGGAGTACGCTGCCAGGAAGTTCAGCGGATGCTGGTGGACTGGGACATCGGGCACGCTAGCTTCTTGGTTGCTGCTATCGATCCAAGAGATCAGGAGGACGCGATCCATGAAAGCACCAGACGACACGCCGACCAATGCGGCCGAGCATCTGCTCCGTACTGCGATCCACACAGTGGGGGCACGACGCGCGACCTACGGACCACCGAAGGAGCACTTCGCCAGGACGGTGGCCGCCATTAACGCCATCTTCTCGCACAAGCTGCGAGAGCCGCTGACCGAAAGCGACTGGGCGATGGTGATGATCCTCGACAAGCTTGCGCGACACCACGGCCCGTCGAAGAGCAAGGACACGCCGGTCGATCTTGCTGGCTATGCAGCGTGTCTGGCGGAGTGCGAGCAGGGCTAGGCTACCCTGCCTCGCTCACTCTCAGACTGCCCCCCCCCCCCCCCCCCCCCCCCCCCCCCTTCT